CTTCCTGAAACAAGGCCTTGAGAAGGTGAAAGCATGAAACGAGGCTGGCAGTTCGACGTGGAGTGGTTCAAGCGTCGCTGGCCATTCTTCGCTGTTGGCATCAACAACAACGAGTTCATCTTGAGTCTGTGGGTGGTCGATGTGACCATCTGGAGGTACTGATGGACAAGCGCTATGTCCTGATGGCCGTCCTGCGGCCTTCAGCCATCCACCTGGCCGCGTGCCGGGCACTTTCCTGCGGTTCACGGCCAGCGATGGCCGTGTTCCTTGACCGAGTTGAAAAGACATTCAGCATCCTGGAGTACAAGCCATGACCGAAGACGAGATGAAGCTGGACATGCTGGTGGCCGAGCTGGAGTACGAGAACCGGCTCCTACGCGCACGAAACGAGCGATTGGTATCCGAGGCCCAGGCCACCAACTTTGAGCGCACAGCGGCCTGGCTGAAGGATTGCGGCAAGGAGCAGCTGAACTCTGCGCACCTGTCAGTCCAGATCGGTGTGCATTTCGAGGAAATGGTCGAGCTGCTGGAGTGCATCGATACAGACTGCGCCGAGGACACCAACTCGCTGGAATGCCTGTCGGACGATCTGCGTCTGATCGCCACCAGCCTGAAAAAAGGCATCACGCAGGCATTCATCAAGACCGGCAAGGAGGTGCACGCACTGGATGCTTTGTGCGATACCGAGGTAACCGGCAACGGCATCGCTTACCTGGCTGGGTTTGACAAGAACGGAGCCGACCAGGAAGTGCTGGCCAGCAATGAGTCCAAGCTGGTGGATGGCAAGCCGGTCATCCTGCCAGGCGGCAAGATCGGGAAAGGCCCGAACTACCGTGCGCCAGAGCTGGAGAAGTTCGTGTGAAAAAGCGCAAGCGACAGCCAAGGCAAAAGGCGGTACACATTGCTGGATGAGCTGGCCGCCAGCCCGACAGAGCCATTGCCACAGCAGTGGCGCACCTACCAGCTCACCAGAATGTACGCAGGCCTGAGCAACCTGGAGCAGGCCGACAACCCGACGCCGGACGACTGGCGTGTCGTGTCGGATGCCGTCAACCTGGTCGAGACGCTGGTGCTCGAGATGAAGGTCTGCCAAGACGACAGCGGCCTGCTGATGGATGCCATCACCGCGCTTGCCATGGCAGGTAAACGCAGCAAGGAAGGCAAGACCATGCGCCTGGACGGTGCTGGCATCACAGCCGTGCGCTCCATCCTGCGGGACTATTCCGAGCTGCTGGACGTGCTGCCAGCCAGGACGATGGTGCGCTGCCACCGGCTGACAGAGCAGCGAATCCAGAACATCCTCGATGGCAAGAAGCGACCGCATGACGTGGAAATCTGCGATTTGTAAGGGTTTGTCCTAATGCTTGTGTTTGTGGGTGTTTGTGGTAAGATGTGGTCATCGCAACCGAGGAGCCACCATGAACAAGCTGATCGAAACCTTCCGCAAGTGCCCAACACCGGCCAACCGGGCCAAGCTGCAAACCTACCTGCAAAAGCACATGATGGCCGTGTGCCTGGCAACACCGGAAGAAATCGCATTCCTCAAAACCCACGAGTTCAAGATTTAAGGAGACCACCATGCAACTCAAACGCTACCACGTCATCCTGGCCGCCATCGGCCTGATCATCGCCATGGGCATCGTCGGCCAGTCCGACATGGAAGAAGAGCAGCGCCAGGCCGAGCAGTACTGCGAAATGGTCAAGCTCTGGAAGCAGACCAAGGGCCAAGCAGGCTGGCCTGCATACAACGGTGAAGGGGTGTGCAAATGAGAACCGAAACCAGCGTCCACAAAGTGGCCAAGATCGAGATGGGTGAGCGCCGATTCCACGACAGCGAGACCAGCCCATTCTGGGTGCGCGAGATCGTCATCACCGACGTGGATGGCCACAGCCACACGATCAACGTGTATGCCAACGGCCAAGAGGACGAAGACTGCCTGAAGGTGACGACATGAGCTACATCGCAGAGATCGAAAGCCGCGTGGCTGGCATCCCTTGCCTGATCGGTGTGTCGCACTTCAACTGCGTGCGCGGGTCGTACTCCTACAACGCAGCCAGCGACATGGACTATTACGGCTACAGCGAAAGCGAGTGGGACGTGCTCGACCGCCGAGGCCGTCCGGCTGCCTGGCTAGAGCGCAAGCTCACTGATGACGACCGCCAGCGCATCGAGCAGGAGATCGCAGAGGCCATGACCGAGGAGGCGTACTGATGGACGCGCTTCAACACTTCGATCAGCTGTATGGCGATCTTGGATTGTCTCCACAAGACGCCGCCAAGTGGGTGTTCTTGTCTGGCTGGAACAGCGCCATGCAGGAGGCCATGCATCGCGTCCAGGCCATGCCACTGCAAGACGACACCAAGGCCAGCTTCTCGGTTTATTTCCAGCAGATGATGCACATCGACCCAGCAACTATTCAAGCGAGGATGCAATGAGCAAACAGACAGAGGCGCTGAAGCTGGCGCTGTACGTTTTGGACGAAGTGCGAAGCGAGACATTCCGTTTGCTGAGGAATGGGCAAAAACTTTATGCGGAAGAAAAGGTGTGGAACGCCATCACCGCAATCCGCGAAGCACTGGCAGAGCAGCCAGCACAGCAAGACATACTTAAGATCGGCTGCGTAAACCACGACTGCGACAAGTGCAATGCACAGCAGCAGGAGCCGGTGACGTGGAAAGACGAACAAGGAAATGTTCTGATGACTTTGGATGCAGGGGAAATTCAATCTTCTGTCGGGTATGTCTATTCGGTTCACGGTGAGCGCATCAAAAACGCTTGCATTAGAAGTGACATTCCAAATGGGACGCCCCTCTACACATCCCCACAGCCAAGCAAGCCGCTGACGGATGAGCAGATCGCAGAGATAGCTGCAACGCCCTGCGCAGTCGCTGGCTCTTATGTGCACACATTTGCCCGAGCCATCGAAGCCGCCCACGGCATTAAGGAGTAAGACATGGGACAACCTTGGTACACACGACTCGGCTGGTGGCTTTGCGAAAAGACGGGCCATATCGGGCAAAAAGCAGGATGGGTCTACAAGGGACATTACCACTGCGAGTGCAAATGGTGCGGACGAATTGTCAGCAAACTAATCAAGGGTGACGCATGAAAACCCAGCACTGCGACGAATGCAAGCACGCCACCATGCGAGCGTTGCCAAAGCCTGTGCTGATCTGCGCCATGCTACACAAGCCACGCTTTTATGCGCCTGTGTACTTTCAGAAAGAGACATGGGGCTGGAAGCGTAAGTGCGATGACTTCTCGAAAAAGGAGCAGCAATGAGCAATGTGATCGAGCTTTGGCCAAAGTCAGACCCGCACGGCTCTGGCCAGGCTTTCTGCCTTCAGTGTGGCCACGAATGGATGGCTGTTGCACCTGTTGGCGAAACACGGTTTGAGTGCCCAGAGTGCCACACGCACAAAGGCCTGTGGAAGTTTGAGTTTGCGCCTAAGGTTGGTGACATGGTGCGCGAGTGCAGATGCGGCAACCAGCTGTTCTACATCAAGCCTGAAGGCCACATGTGCGCCAACTGCGGCACGGTTCAGGATTACAGCTGACCAGCACGCCGCTTGGCGTTTGAATGGGCCTGCCATTGATCGCGGCACTCAGGGCCGCAGAAGCGCCTGTCGTCGGCCACCACGTCCTCGCAGTAGTGGCACATGCCAGTCGGCTGCAAACGCTGGTGCGGCTCCCTGGCAGTGCGCAGGCAGGCCTCGCGCTCTTGTTCTTCTCGGATGGTTGCTTGGTCGGAAACGTCTGTCATAGAAAAAAGCCCGGCACAGAGACCGGGCAAAGCTGCCGAAGCAGCGAGGAGACAACTGCTATCGCTTCATGGCTGCCGCGATGGATGGGGCAACCTTCTCGACACTGCGGCCAACAACGTAACCACCCAGGCCAAACTCGACGATGCTCCAGAGCTTAAGATATTCGGCCTCCTGCAGCCCAGGGGCAGCCCAGCCGAACCACCTGGCCACGATCAAGCCAACAAACACCAGCATGGTCAGTGGCCGCCAGTTGGCCGCGAGCCAGTGCGTGCTGGCAGCCTCTGTCTGGATGATCTTGGCCGCAGCCGATTCGATCTCGCTTTGATGAGCCAGCAGCTGGCGCATGGCCTCTGCTTCTGCCTTGGCCTTCTCGGTCGGGTCAGGAAACAGGCTGCCGACGATCTGGCTGATGATCGGGGCCAGGGCCGGAACGAGTGCTTGAATCATTGGTACTCCCAGATCACGTTGGATGGCAGGCCACGTCCACCAAGACCAAGGTGGATGAAGTTCTTGGCAATGCCGATGCGGTGGAAGCCGTGCTTCAGCGCCAGCCGGATCAGCTCGTAGCGATCAGCGCCATTGGTGCACGCCACGTCGCAGCACATGCCACGGGTATGCTCGCCATCAGATCGGCCTTTCCTGGCCTCCACAGGGTGCGTGGGATGCCTGTAGCCACTGGTGATGGCCATGGCCTTGCCATACTCCGTGCGAAGCGCCTGGAGGCGTTCCATGAACTCAGGCAGCATCCCATTCAGTCCGGTGTGCTTGCAATCAAACTCTGCCTTGCTGAAGTTCGGGTAATCAGACCAGTTCATGATTTTGCGACGTAATGAATGACGACCACAGGACGGCCACGACCGCCATGGCTGACGGTGCGAACTATCTCAACAGGAAGACCAGACAGATGCGCGAGGACTTCCTGTTTGGAAAGGCCAGTGGCGTCGGCCAAGTCTTTGACCGTCCTCGGGTTCTCTCGAACCATCTGCATGATCTGCTCGCGCATCAGTGGCCTTTCCAATGGCTGGCCAGGAAGCCAACCAGCGCCGAAAAGCCGGACGCGATGCTCATGCCGAGCCAGAGGCCGCCCTTGCCCTTGTTGGCCAGGGCCAGCAACTCTTCGAGTTGGCGCTCCATTTTGTCGACCTTTCGATCCATGTCCTGGACTTTCTGCCAGAGCACGCCGTACTTCACCAGGTCGATCTCGTTGCCTTCCGCCATGACATCGGCCTCCAACATTACAGGCCTTGGCCAGGGGTGATGTAGACGGTGTTGGCCGCTGCAGCCAAACCACTGAAATAAGTGTCCTTGTTGAAGCGCAAGATTTCAATCGAGCCTGGCAACAGCACGACAGCAGGAGACGGATTACCAGCGACTGGAGCGACTGCGTTGGCAGTGGCCTCTGCTGCGCTTGTGCCAGTACCAATGAACACAGTGTTCGTGCCAGCGTTCACAAAACGGAATTGACCAGCGTTCTGAGGGTCAAACTTCTGGTAAACAGGTGCTTGGATGCCTGCGGGTGCAACAGCAGCAGCTGCCACAACGATGGTTTCGCCAAGAGGCGAGAAAGCGATTTGCGAGTTGGTTGACATGGTTGCTCCTTACAAAAGTGAAAAGACGGCCTTGTTCTTGCGCCGGGTGTAGATCTGCTCCGAGAAGCTGTCGTAGTAGCTGATGCTGGAAAGGTGGCCGTTCAGGTAGTTCGTGCCATCACTGCCCAGCCGAGCCTGCGTCACAGTCGGGATCGTTGCTGAAGTGTCGGTGACCACAGCGCCGCTGTCCAGGCGCGCTTTGCAGTCGTTGGTCGCCCACCATCCGGTCAGGCTGTAGTCGGTGTTGGCCGAAATGGTTCCTGCGTCGATCTGAGCCTGCGGTGTGCCTCCATCGACAATGTAGAGTTCCGGGTTCGTGGTGTTGCCACGCAGCGCGATGATCTCGTTGTTTGTGCCATCGTCGAACTGGAGCCAAGTCCGAACACCGCTAACCGTGCCGGGTCGTGCGCGAACCAGAACACCGCCACGAGTGGCTTGCCACCAGTCGCTGAAGTTCGTCCCTGTCATCACAGCCACATCGGCGTTGCGTGTCAGGGCTGTCGTGGTTGTGGGTATGTAGCTAGTGGGGAAGGCTCCTAGTTCTACTTGAGCACCATATACGTTGATACCAGATGTTCCATTGCCAGTGTAAGAAACAATTGCGTTGGTATTGGAAAGACCATACCGTATGTTGATCGTTCCAGTAGTCAATGTAATTGTGCAAGTGCAACGATACCAACCATTACCAACAGCGGTAATTGAAAATCCTGTGCCGCTTGCTGTGCCATTTACCAAATCAAACACAGCACTGTTTGCACCCGATGATCCGCTAAACTGAATCCACAAGTACTGTGTGCCAGCGGTTTTTGCGTAAATGGATGCGGTGTAAGTTGCAGCAGTCAAAGCCAAATTTTGGTTTGCGTGACGAAATCCTGTACCAGTTGATTCAACCAAAGTATCGGAGTTTGCAGAACCCGCTGGATTGACTACAGCTTGACTTGCGTATGTCAAGTTTGGCAATCCCCAAGTGACATTGAAAGCCTGTGATTGAAGGCAGCTATTTACCCGAGATTCCTCAATCAGCAAACCTTTACAAATCTTCGTAACAGGATCGTAGTCAAACCGTGGCTGGTTATTGGTTGCGGAGGCAATGTAACCATTGCTGTCAACATAAGTCGCAGGATTTGACGCGCCAGTAGTACGAGTAAAAGTAACTCGCGCATCTAAAGATGCCGTAGTGAAATCAAGCGCCAATTTAGGTAGCACTCTTTCTGTCGCTGTGGGGCCAAATGCAGGTGTAATCATGGTCAGTACATGTATTTGGTGTTGCTTTGGATAGCTGCGTTGGTATAGCCAGCATCCCAGACGATTGGAGTGCCACCAATAGTCAGTGTGCCCGCCAAAGTCAGTGTGACTGCTCCAGCAGATGTAATCGTTGGGGTGATCGTAAATGCGCTCAAACCACCACCGTAAATTTTATTTTGCGATACGTTACTGACAAACACAGTATAGTTTCCAGCAGGATCGCCAGCAAGCGTCAACGTCCCAGAAAAAGCAATCAAATCACCAGCGCCTGAACCTCGTGCTGTCCCAGCAAACGTAAAAGTCTCTGCGGCGTATATTTGGGCTTCGTAATCAAATCCAGCAACAGAAAACTCAATAGTTCCAGTTTTTCCACTGCTCTCAAGTGGAGGGTTGTTGATGTAAATTTGCGGTTGATAAACTTTTGCGCCAACGCCGGTTGTCAAATCACGAAGATTAGTTACTGTGCAACGAGAGCCTTCGTAGTAAGGAGTAGTCGAACTATTTTTGAATACCGCGACAGAATAAGACCCATTGACATACAAATCTGTAAAACTGACGCTGGTGTACCCGTTGCCAAGATCGGCAAAACACTCAGCGGAAGTAAGCGCGCCGTAACCAGTAGAATGGTTCGGGTTTGTAATACTAACCATGCCGAGGTTTTTATAGATTTTGAACATCCCTTTTGTAGTGCCTTCACTGGAAACACAATCAAAAGTGACGTTACTGCAATCATTAACACAGTATGCGTACAGACTGCTTGCGTCTGCGGCAGTAGCTGTAAATTTAATTGATACCGGGCGATGAGGCGGGTATGGATTTTGTATTCCTGGTGTATTTGTGTTGTCCCCCGATCCTGTTCCAGGGTCTCCACCTACAAGATACCCATACTGGCAAGAAGCAGCGTACGTGTTGGAAAAAACAACGGTAGTACCTGTCCAGTAATAAAAGCCAACATCGCACTCCCGGGCTTTTACCGTGGTGAAATTGGAAGCCCAACACCACATATCAACACCGCGTTTCCATCCTTGGCATGTTACATTGCGAACGGATACGTTTTCTGTGAAATACAACCACAGTCCAGAACCTGTGCGCGTTCCCGGCGTAGCAGAAACACCATTTATGTTTTTAATCCACAGATTTTCAAACATTAAATTGCGTTGGTAAGTTCCGTTTGAACTACCACCATACGCAGATGCGGTTCCATAATTAACAGGGTCTGCTGGACGATTGGAAAGATAAATTCCATCAACATCAGACGACCCAGACAAATCAAACGACAATACCGATTGCCCTTCTGAATCGCCAATCACAGTAAACCCGTATTCACCACTAATAGGGGGTGTAGCCAGTGATGCGGTAACTAAATAGTTGCCTTTTGGGATAAACACAGTTTTGCCATATGCGGCATCAAAACAGGCTTGAATCGCCGCCGTGTCATCCGTTACCCCATCGCCCACAGCACCAAAGTCTTTGACGCTGACGATCTGGGCCAGCTTGGCCTCGACGTTAGTCTGCACGCCGCCAAGGAACGGAGGATCGTAGATCACGTCCTCAGCGTTCACGCCGTTGACCACCACATCGCTGTATCGCTCAGTCGCAGCCGGTGCGCTGTACACCACGCTGCCGTTCTTGTTCATCACGCGAATACTGTAGTCGCTGTTGACGTACAGACGCGCAGGCGTGCCGCTGTTGGCCGGGTAGCCAGCCAGCGTGCGAATGGGCTGCGAAGCAGGCAGCGTCAGTGCCGCGTCCAAATACACGTTGATCGGATTGGTCTGCGGGTCAAGGTTGGCCGTGCCGATCCAGACGTAGCCGTCCTCAAGAGGCTGGCCGTCGATGTCCGTAAAGATCGGGTAGGTGGGTTGAATGCTGAGTGCTGACATTACTGTTTCTCCTTGGATTGGCTGGAACAATGATCGAAGCCACGCAAGCAGCCATGCGATCCATTTACGAAGGGTTGCAAGCATCGTGTCATCCTCACTGCTCCTGTTCAAATTGAGCCTCAGCCTGCAGCGATTGGACAATGAACTTTTCACGCGCACTCATTTCGCGTGGCAGTTTCACCTCATCGGCAAACTTTCGGAAAGATTGTGACATCAAGACGGCTTTCACGGTAGCCTTCGACGGGTTGTTGCCCGTGGAAACTGTCTCGACAGCAAGGCGCTGGAACTCTGGTGAGGAAATCAGCTCGTCGGCTGCTTTCAGTGCGTTCGGCTTGCCCTTTGTGAGGGCAGCCGTCAGGCCGGACGCAATACCAGCACCAGGCAGACCGACACTTGTGGTGGCAGCCTCGATTGGCAGGCCGACAGCAGCTCGCTTGGCAATGCCGTAGATGTTCGACAGCAGATTGTCTGCGCCTTGCAGCTCCTGCTGGACAGCCTGGATGCGGCCTGTGGTGATGCGCTCGCGGGTGGCCTTGCTGACGTTGCTGGCCACGCGGTACAGGTCGGACAGCTGCTTGCGTGCAGGCTGCGGCAGGTTGGCCATCAGTGCTGCGTAGGCTTGCTTGTTGGCCAGCAGGCCTTCGTACCACTTGGCGTAGGTGTTGAAGTTCAACGCGCCGTTCTGTGTGGCTTTGCCGAAGGCGGTGTTCAGCGCGGAGGCTGTGACCGTCTGGCGCATTTCCTTCGGGATGGCAGTCAGAATCTTGGCCAGCTTGTCAGCGTCACCTTTGGACAGGGACATGGTGGCAGATTCCAACTTCCCGACAAGGCTCTGGTCGAGCTGGCGGCCAAACAGGGAAACCATGTCGTCCTCAAAGCCCTTGCGCATCTGCACCAGGCTCTTGGCAAGGCGGTAGCTTTCGCCTTGTCCGGCACCTTGTGCAAGAGCGAACTGGTCGTCGTCGATCAGACGGTAGAGTTGCTTTGCAAGCCCGGTGTCGGCATCAGCGAATGGGCCAGCCTGGCGTGCTGCAGCGCCAACGTCGCGCCGAACGTCGTCGATTAGGGCATAGGTCGGTGGACGCATGCCGATCACGTTGCCAGCCTCATCCTTGATCGGCTTTGGCGTGAGCTTGCTGCGCACCATCTTTTCGAGCGCGGACAGGTTCTCTGCGCCGTCAAGGTCAGCTGCACGCCTTTCAACGAAGTTCAGAACATTGGTAGCTTCGCCTCGGGCCTGCGACGGGATTTGCGTGCGCAGTGCCTTGTATGCGTCGTCGGCCTGTTTTGACAGGGTGGTGACGGTCGAATCGAGCTGGCCACGCACGGCCTGGTTGAGCTTGCTCAGGTCGGTGGTGCCACCGATCTCGGTGATCAGGCGATCAGCACGCTGGCCAACCTGGTTCAAACCCTGAATCTCGGCTGCGCGGGTCTGGCTGCCGGGGATGGACTTCACAGCCTGAGCAAGCTCCCTGTAAGCCTGGTTTGCCGTCAGGTGGTCTGGTTGCAGGTACTCATCGATGCCGAGGCGACGGGCCGCCTCCAGCACCTTCGGATCGGGTGCAGCTTGGCCAGCCAGCACGGAAGTGGCGCGAGTTGCGCCAAGGCCGCCTTCTGCTGCGGTGCGTGCGGTCGTGGCCAGCTCTTGCGGTGTCATGGCCGCAGCGGGTGCTGCAGGTGCAGCCGGTGGTGTGGCTGGCATGGCCGCAGGCTGGACTTCTGGCGCTGCAGCAGCAGCACGAACAGGTGCAGCGGGAGCCATTGCCGTGCCCATAGGTGCGCTAGCAGGCGCTGCAGGGCCAGCAGCAGGCGCTGCAGGAGTAACGGGCGCACGGGCCGCACGGACGGCCTGGACGCCGCGTACAGCGGCAGGCAGGACTGGAGCCAGCGCAGCGGTGGTGGCAACCTCGCCAGCGTCAAAGCGGCCACCAGTTGCGGCCTGTGTGGCCTCGATGGCTGCCTGGGTTACGCCAGCGCCAACGGCCATGCCTGGCAGCGTTACGGCACGGCCAGCAGGTGTGAAAGCAGCAATGGCACCAGCCGCACGCGGAATGTCGCTCACCTGGAAGCCAGGCTTGATGGCGTACAGCTTGCCGTCGATGGACGACTGCAGCAGGAAGTTGCCCTTCTCGTCCTGCGTGACCTGCACGCCGGGGAAGTTGGACTGGATGACCTGCACAGTTTCCTGCGGGTTGGTCATCATGGTGCCAAGGGCCGACTTGAAGCTGGCCATGCTGAATGTGTTGAGCTCAGGCATGGACGCCCAGTCGGGGAGTGTCTGGGTGGCTTGCGTTTCGCGTTCTGTGCCAGTCACGGCCTCACGGATGCCGCCAAGGATGCCAAGCGGCTCGGTGCCTTTGAGCTGCATGCCAGCCGGTGCACGCACCATGCCGTTCTTGACGTCGGCCTCCAAGTCCATCATTTCCTGACGGGTCATGCGGCCAGTGTTGTAGGCCTCGACAACGGCAGGAGGAAGCTCAGCAACTCGCGTGCTGGCCTGGGTGCCTGCAGCTGGCGCAGGCGTCTGGCCGCGCAGTGCAGCGCCGCGTGGCAGCATGATCGAGCCAGACTGCACGTCGGCCTCAAACTCTGCGGCCTCGTCTGGCGTCATCTGGCCAGAGGAATAGGCGTTGTAGATGTTCTGGATCGAATTTGCAGCCATGCCACCACCAGCAGCAGGAGCAGCTCCACGAGAAGCCATGACGCGTTGAAACGTGCTGGCCTCACCTCCTGGAAGCGTGGCTTGTGGCGCGGCCTGCTCAACACCAGCACTGACGCGCTCGATGTACGACTTGGTGCGTGGCCCCCAGTTTGCAGGGTTGGTGCCGCCGTGGTACTCAGCAGCCGCCAGCTTGATGTCGCCTTTGTTGCGCTGCAGGGATTCCTTGAGCAGCAGGCCTGCGGCCTCGGCTGCGGTCTGTGGGCTCAGGTAGGCATCGACGCCGTACTTGTCCAGCACCGCCTTGCGAGTGGCAGGGATGATCTGGAAAGGTGTCTTTGCGCCAGCCTCGGACACTTGGTCAGCGTTGCTGCGCTCGCCATAGAGCAGAACCGACTTGAGCAGGCCGGACGGCAGTTCGAGCTTCTGCTCGACAGACGTTGCCAGGTCAGACCAGAACGGGTCTTTGTAGCTCTTCGGTGCTTCTTGTTTCGCCATGTCGTGTCCTTACTGGCCAGGCATCTGGAATGTGCCGCTGCCAAGCGTACCAGGCGCAGGAACTTGGCCAGTCTGCGGGTTGGCCCAGCGCATGTAACCACGCTGGCCTGTGACCACGTTTGCTTGCTGTGCGGCCAAGCCCTGGGCGCGTTGCTCGCCATACTGGCGCATGAAGTCCACAAAGGTCGTGCCAGCAGGCACCTGGATGCCGCCGATGTTGATGTCGGTCTTGGCGCGGCCAAGGGAGCCGGTGGAGTTGACCCACTCGGCCTCGGCAGATTTTGCCGCTGCTTCAAATTGCTGCAGCTTGGCCATGCCACGCAGGAAGGAGCCAATCGTCTGGGCGTTTGCAGTTTCCTCGGGAAAACCCTTAAGCGCCATCTGAATGTCTTTGTCTGTGGCTGGGCCGGGCGGCAGGGACTTGATCGCCTGGGTGTTGCGCAGGCGGGTGTATTCCTGACGCATCTGCGTCCACTCGTCCTGGCGGCCAGTTGCTGCAGCGAACCATTCATTCGCCTTGGTAAACGAACCCCATCCACCTCCTGCGGATTCGACGCGGCCTGCCAGGTCAAGCATGCGGCCAGCAGACTGCTCAGAGCTGACGGCTGCGATGGTCGCGTCGTTCACGATCTTGCGTGCGTCAGCGTCCAGCTTGCCGCCAGTCTGGCCAAGCTCAAACAGCTTCATTTCCACATCGGTCTGCAGCTTGTCGCGGTCGAGCGCAAGGCGGCCAGAACGGTCTGCGATCTGGCTGTCGATGTTGCGAATCTGTGCGCCGGTGTTGGCGTTTTCCAATGCCAAGCGGGTCGGGGTATTGGCCGTGATCAGTTCTTTCTCGGTTGCTCCAGCTTCGCCTGTGCGGACTTCTGCCGGGGCTTTGAGCGCCTTGATCGAGGATTCCAGCACCTTGTCGCCACCAGGAACACCAGCCAGCATGATGCCGATGGTTTTCTGGGCTGCGCTCGGGTTGCTCTTGGCGATCTCGGCATAGGTGCGGTAAGCCTTGGCGCGGTCTGCGCGGCCAGCGTTGTCTTCTGCCTCGGCACGCTGCTCAAGCAGGTTAATACCGACTTGCGGTGCGCCAGTGCTGAATGCAGACATGACCTGGCCACCGAAGCGCAGCTCGTTGTCCTGCTGGTCTTTGTTCAACGTCTCCCAGTTGGCACGCATGCTGGCTGCCTCTTTTTCAGGAAGCAGCATGGCGATGTTTGTGAAGTCGCGTGCAGTCGGGTTCGGATTGCTGATCAGGGCTTGCAAGCCTTGATTGAGCATATTCTGGCGCTCTTGCGCCTTGGCAGCAGCCTCTTGCTGCGTGCGAATGTCTGCGATGGTCGCGCCGAGCTTGAGGCCGCTGACCGCTGCCTCAAATGGGCTCTGCACGTTGATGGAGTAATCGTAGGGTGCTGGCATGTTCTTGTCCTCAGAATAGGCTACCGAAGCCAAGGCCGAGCTTGCCACCTGCGCCGTACTGCGCACCAAGCACCTGGGCCGGGAGGTTCAGCAGGCCGCTGTAGGCCTTGGCCTGGCCAAGTTCGCCACCAGCCAGTGCAGCGCCACGTTCGGCTTGCAAGCGTGCGATGGCCGAGCCGGTTTCCATGCCTGCCGTGCCAACGCCAGCAGCGGACTGCTGGCCAAGCGAAGTCAGACCACCAAGGCGGCTGTATCGGCTCTCCAACTCCTTCGCCAGCAACTGTGGCCGGAACTGCGCCAGCGCTGCCTGCACGTTGCCTCCACGCAGGCCGCCCGTGGCCGATGCACGTTGCAGCAGGGATTCTTCCCCAGTGCGCAGCATGGCCTGGAATGTCGGGGAGCGTTCGGCTGCCGCGATCTGGGCAGCTTCTTCCTCTGGAGTACCAAGGCCAAGCATGGCCTGCTGTGCGCGAAGCGCCGGGGCACCTGCCTCGACATAGGGCTTCAAAAGCTCGCGCACCATGTCGAACTGGCGACGCTGTTCTGCGATGCCAGCTTCACTGGCAGCGGCTTGTTGGGCAGCAGCATCGCCAGCTGCGTCGGCTTGCATCATGCCGCCGACAAGCTGAGTTCCGCCAACGATTAGGCCGGTCATTGGATCAGGCATGGCCAAACTCCTTCATGTATTCGTCAAATGTCTCGCCATACAGTTCCATGACCAGGTGCGCGTTTTCGATTGCGAACTTCGGGCCATGGCAAAGCTGCAAAGCCATCAGGATCAGATCGTAATACCCGGCACGCCAGACGTAGGAACGGGCATCGGCAGCGCCAGCGCGTTCAGCGTGGTCGGACGCCTGCCATTTCAGGATCATGGAAGCCACGCAAGGCAGAAGTGCTTGCGCGTTTTGCAGGAAGAAGGGGTTTTGATTCATCGCCACCAGGGTATTCCAGATGGCTGCGTCAAGATCGCTGCGCTCGACTGGATCGCCGTCGGCCACGTCGTCAAAGACCTGGATTGCGTTCCACAGCATCAACAGCCACTCAATGGCCGGTGCAGGCAGCATCAAAACCTGTTGCAGGTTCTGTCTGAGGCTATCCGTACCAGTCATGCTCTACCCTCCAAGTGGCGATGAGCTGCTGGCGGCTCGATAGGCTCAGCACCTGTATTTTCCCACAAATGCATGGCCTGTCAATCCATCTCAAAATCTCGCTCTTCCCAGGCTTGGCAAGAACGGAGGTCGTGGCAGATGAAATCAAACTTGCGGCAGTAGCCACGGAAGCCAGCGTCGGTGTCCCAGTCGTTGCGCGGGATGCGCTCCATCAGCGCCTGCTTGTAGGTGCTGTTGTCGTAGTATTCGCAGTTCGAGCAGCGACGACGACGCGCCTCTTTCTCATCGACCTGCATGGCCTTGCCAAGTGCAACCCAGTAGACTTTGTTGGCCGTCGGCTCGTTGCTTGGCTTTTCAGGGCCGAGCATCCAGTCGTCGATGACGGTCTGGGTGTTCTTCTTGTTCTCCGCCGCTGTAATGAACGGCATCGATTCAGGCAGGCCGGTGAATCCGGCCATCATGATCTTCGGCATTTCCATGGTGTGCTCCTTATGTGATCTCGCGGCCACTGGCGCGAATGGTCAACGACGTTGCTGCGCTGGCGATGGTTGAGATGAACGCGCCAGGCTCAAGCACTTGGCCAACAAGCTCCGGGAAAGTGTAAGTCTCGTCAGGCGCAATGGCGCGTGAATCCACCACCAAGTTGCTGACACCAGCAGAACCACCACTGGTCACCAGGTTGACGCTGATGGTCACGTTGCCTGCGCTAGTGTTGGTGGCGGTGAACTTGTCGATGATGGTC